AGGTGGTTTAACACGTTGGTTTAAGGAAAATTGGGTTGATGTGAAGACAGGAAAGCCTTGTGGTCGTTCAAAAGGAGAAAAAAGAGGCTATCCAGCGTGTAGACCAAGTAAACGTGTCTCAAGTAAGACACCTAAGACAGTTGGAGAGATGACAGCAACCGAAAAAGCAAGATTTAAACGTGAAAAAACAGGTAGCAAGAAGATAACATACCAACATAGACGTAAAAAAACTACTAAAAAGAAAAAATGAGCAAATCTGCTGCCATGAGTCGATGTCAAGGGTACATCGCAACTGTCAAAAAAGGTAAGAAAAAGAAAACTAAGGCAAAAAAGAAGAAGAAATGAGTGTAAAATCTTAAGTAAAGCGGTAACATAGAATTATCTAGGAAAAATCATGCCTAAAAAGTCCTATTCTGCAAAACAAAGGAAATTAGCTGCTGTTGCACCTCCTAGAGATAAAATCACTGGTGCTGATTTTAAAAAATTAAAAGGTAAGAAGAAGAGAAAGAAAAAATGAAGCTAACTACTCGTCAAAAAAACTTATTAATGAAACATTCTGAACATCATAGCGATAAGCATATGGAGTTTATGAAGAGAAGGATGCGAGCAGGGGATTCATTCACTGTTGCTCATAAAAAAGCACAGGCAAAGGTAGGAAAATGATGAGAAAAAAACGTAAAAGTGTAAGTTTATCTGTTGGAAGAGGTGAAAAATCCAAAAAAGGTGGCCTGACGGCAAAAGGTAGAGCAAAATATAACAGAGCGACAGGATCTAACTTAAAAGCACCTGTTACTAAAAAATCAGGTCTTACACCAAAAGAAAAAGCCAGAAGAAAATCTTTTTGTGCTCGTATGGCAGGAGTCAAAGGGCCACTTAAAGATAGTAAAGGCAGACCTACAAGAAAAGCGTTAGCCTTAAAACGATGGAGGTGTTGACATGACTTACGCAGTACCAGGAAGAATCCAAACCGCTATTACAGCTAGTTCTTATCTAGGTGGTAGTGATAGTCCGTTTACTCGCACCAGAGCAGTAGTAGACATGATGAAAGGTTGGGAAATAATGAAGGCAGTTACAGAGGGAACAGAATATCTTAGAGAAAACTCTGAAGCATTTTTACCTTTAGAACCAAGAGAAGATTATGATGCTTACTTAGCAAGAGTAAACAGAGCAGTATTTAGTCCTTTTACACAAAGATTAATAAGAGCAGCAACAGGTCTTGTATTGAGAAAACCAATATCATTAATAGGCGATCCTTACTGGACAGAGATGTTTAAACAAGATGTCGATGGTTGTGGCTCGGATTTAGATGAATATGCAAGAAGATTATTAATGTGTTCTCTTACATATGGTCAAAGTCATATTCTTGTAGATTATCCTGCACCTGGAGGGGCTGTTAGTTTAGCCGAAGAACGTCAGCAAAATCGCAGACCTTATTGGATTGAAGTCGATCCAACAAATATTTATGGCTGGAGATTAGATAGAGAATCAAACTATGGCAACTTGATACAGGTGAGACTAGCCGAAAAAGCAGTTTTACCTGACGGGGACTTTGGTGAAAAGATTTATGACCAAGTTCGAGTCATAGAACCAGGCCGTTACCGAGTATTTAGGAAAAGAGAAACAGTTGAGGATCTTTACGAAGACGATGGCGGTGGGTATGCAGGAAGTATGTCTAGTCCCGAAGGAGCAAAAGACTACGAACTAGCAGAATCAGGTGAATTTTCTCTTGGTGAAGTACCTTTAGTTTCAATTTATTCAGGAAAAGTTGAAAATTTAGTAAGTAAACCGCCTCTACTTGATATTGCATATTTAAATCTTGCCCATTTCCAAAGACAGGCAGATTTAATTCATAGTTTGCACGTTGCATCTCAACCAATGCTTGTAATGGAAGGATATGATGATCAAACTAAAGATTTAGCTATATCTGTTAATTATGCGATGGCAACTCAGCCAGGTAATAAAATTTATTATGTAGAGCCAGCTTCAAGTGCTTTTGATGCTCAGTCAGCAGAAATAAAAGAATTACAAATGCAAATGGCAACATTAGGAATCAGTACATTATCACAACAGAAGTTTGTAGCAGAATCAGCAGACGCAAGAAGATTAGATAGAGTTGATACAAATTCAATGCTTGCGATGGTTTCCATGGAACTTGAGCAAAAGCTACAGAAAGCCTTTAATTTATCTGCTGAATATGTTGGAATCGAACCACCAGAAGTAAAGATAAGTAGAGATTTTGATATTGAAAGATTAATTGGTCAAGATATTACAGCATTAACATCATTATTTGACCAACAAGTTATTGATAGAGAGGAATTTAGAGATATTCTAGTACAAGGTGAAGTACTTCCTAATGCAAATGAGGTCAAACCAGAATAGTCTGCTACAATAGTGTGTAAGTACATATAAATTATGGGCAAACATCTAGATTATGTTCAGCAATCTGATGGAACATATAAGTGGGAACTGGCAGAAATCCCTGCTGTTAAATCCACTCCAGCAGAAACACCAAAACCAGAAGTTAAGAAAGAAACTAAAAAAGTTTCTAAGAAAAAATCCAGCCCATTATCTGACTAATTTATGGCAATCGAAGAAAAAGTAGTTCAGTCTGAGTCTGTGACTCCTTCTGATCAGTCCGTGACTGAAACTCCTTCACAACCACAAGCACCAAATCTAGATTCTGTCAAAGCAGAATACGAAGCAAAACTAGCTGCTGCCCGTAAAGAAGCTGCTGAAAACGAAGAAAAATTTAGGGGTGCAAAGGCTAAATTAGACGAAGTTTACAAGAAAAAAGAAGCAGAACGTACCAAAGAACTTGAAGATCAAGGACAATGGAAAACTCTTTGGGAAGAAGCCAATAAAACTAATCAGGAAATGCAGCAAGAGAATATGTCTCTGAAGCAAAGTTTAGAAGACATGAGAACTTCTAATGAAATGGCATCAACAAAAACTACAGCACTTGCAGCTATTAGTAATCAGGGTGCTATAAATGCAGAGCAAATGCTCTCCTTGATTCAAAATAAACTACAAAGAAATGCCGAAGGCAAAGTAGTTGTTCTTAATGGTGGTGTCGAGCAGGACTTAAATACTTACCTTTCTACACTAAAAAACCCTGGTAGTGGATATGAGCATCACTTTAAACCAAGCAGTGCTGCTGGTATGGGTGCAAAGCCTAGTCCCATATCAAATGTATCAGGTGGAGTAATTAATCCTTGGAAGACTGGCAATTTGACGCAACAGATTATAATGGAGAATGAGAACCCCGACCTCGCAGCCGTGCTGAAGAGGGAGGCTCAATAAAAA